CTTTAAGAAATGAAATCATTTTATAAAACAATAGACTATATTAAAACCACTTTGGAGGGTGCTCCGTTATTAAATACGATAACTCACGGAACAGATATAATCGATAACGTTAAAAAGAACATATTCCCACTTGCTCACATAAATGTTATGAGCTCAAGCATCAACGCTGGAGTTGTTAATTTCACATTTGAAATCGCAATACTCGATATTCGTAATATCTCAAAGGTAAAATATAAAGATAAGTTTTTAGGAAATGATAATGAACTCGATAATTTGAACACGTGTCACGCTATTTTGAACTATATGATTATGTCAATGCGAATGAAGCGAAACGATAACGATATTGAGTTAATGAATGAACCAACGTTGCAACCGATTTTGATGGCTTTCACGAATGCGTTAGATGGTTGGAAATGTGATATTGAATTGAGCATTCCGAATAACGATTTTGATGTTTGCTGTTAATGGAACTTAAAAAAGTACAGGAGGCATTAAACGCTTTCGGAGCCTCTGTAGTTGAGAGAGCAAAACAAAATTTAAAGATAGGGGGTAAATACGGAACGCATAACGCATCCGGAAAGCTTTCAAACTCTTTAAATTATAAAACAAAAGTCAACCCGAACTCGGTCGAGTTTGACTTTTACGCTGAGGATTATTGGAAGGAGCTTGACTTTGGAACGAAAGGAAGTCAATCGAGTAACAAAGCACCGAACAGTCCTTACAAAGCAACGGCAAAACTCGCTGACATTGATAGGTGGGTAGTTCGTAAAGGATTGCAAGGTACGAGAGGAGCTGGTGGAAAGTTTGTAAATCGTAAATTGATGGTTGCAAGTATAACAAAATCGATTAATAAAACAGGAACTCCAGAGACGAAGTTTTTTAGGAGTGCATTCGATAAGGAATACGAGAATTTTAATAATAATATTGCCGATAAATACGGATTAGATTTGGAGGAGTTTTTAAAATTTAGTTTAAAAGATATAAAATGAACATAGTAAAATTTTATAAAGGAGAGGATACAATTCCAACTTTTACAATTAAAAGCGAAAATACAATTGACTCAAGTCAGTACGTAATTTTGTGGGATTGTAAAGAGGAAATATATATTGACGAGGAATTGATTGAAACAAAATATCATACAGTATGAAAGTAGTAAAAGTTAGAAGTCCATTTATAATTGAAGTAAATGAGGCGGGTGCAATAGGAAGCAAAGTTGAATTATTTATTTATCCATACGGAAGTTCAGTTCCTGCAACTCCAACCTATACACTATCGAAATCAAATCCAAGCTTGACTCAATTGAGTACTGTTTATAATGTTTCTAATTATGTTAAAGAATACATAGATAATATTAAAGCAACCTACGTTCCATTTTATGGCGAACTTGAGCAGAATAACGAATGGGTAAAATTTCAAGTTAAAAGATATAAATTAGTAGGAAGTACTTATACAGAATTAGGTACTGCGACTGAATATATTGGTGTAAATGGATTTACAGATTACACAAGTGGAAACCAAGAGCCAAGCGAAGTAAAAATACTATTATTATCAAATCCAAATATTAATAATTATTACTATAAAACACCCACGTATCCGAATACATTAACTCAATATTTTAATTTGTTAGTTGATAAGCCAACGGCTACTACTATTATAATCGATGTAAAATATGAAAGGATTGATGGTTCAATTTACGAATATACAAATAATTTAGCGGTTGGTTTTGGTGGTATATTTAATATTGCTCAACCTATTACA